CTACCGGATACTGCGGCGAGTCTTTTACCCACAGCATCGTTCTCCACGCTGCCGGAATTTCCAAAGGAGCATCAGCTCTGGAAGCAAGAATCGCAACCATAGCCTTGCCGCTTCCCCAAATCTTCGACAGGCTTTCCGTTTCGCCTTCGGCGGCTGTATCGTAAGAAAGTTCCGGTACCAGAACCTGACCAATTTGCAGAATTGTCGCGATGTGTAACGGTTTGAGAACCGCTGGACGAACTCCGTTATTTTCGCCGAACGTGTACTTTACCTGATCTTTTATAGATGCTGTTGCGCAAAGAAGTTTGAAATCTGTCCTTGGGCATATCAGGCTTATCATACTCCGCGGCAGACCCGTCTTTGCGACGATTGCCTCGATTGCGGTTTCGATATCGCTTGCCGGATCTGCACTTGCGGCTGTAGCCCAGCTCGTGGCAGCATTATGCGGTGTGTGAACACTTGTGTTCATAACAAGCGATGCTATTCTGCATTCGCGGTTTAGTTTAACCTGATGCGTTGTGATGATCGTCCTGGCTTTTTCGCAGTCGATAAATGTGCTATATCTGCGGCGAATTTTATCGCCCATTACATCCTCAAGACCGCGGTCTTCGCAGTCGTAAGAACCGCTGTCAAACGTACTGTCAATGCGGTTATACTTTCCGTCCTGACCGACTTTGTCATCGTTCTTTTTCAGGAAGTTTTCCCGCGTAATGATTGGATAGTTTGCAGCCGCTTCGTCAACTTTGAATGTCGGCGCGACGATATCGCCGATAAATCCCTGCTGTGCCAACTCGGCATCATACTCCGATGCGACTTGCGTCAGGTCTTTTCTTAAAGTCGCGTTTGTACTCATTCCCATTTTAAATCTCCTTAAAGATAGGGTTTTGCTTTTTTTTAATCCCCGAATCTTCAGCGATTTTGCTCAACGAAAGCAAAATCGAGAGGGGGTATTTTCTTTATGGGCAATAAAAAAAGGCGGACTGTCATGGGGTTAGGCCCCTAACAGCCGCCTTTTTTCATTCTTTCGTCAAATCTCAACTGGCCGGTTTTGATTTGAACCCGTTACAAACTTATTTACTTTTTAAAAATTATCTTTCCGCAATTACTTCGATGAAGTCAACGAAAGCAGTCTGAACCACTGCCGCTCCGGTATGTGTCACGATTTCGATAACCGGTGACAAAACTTCATCATCCGGGAATACAATCGTAGATCCATTATCAGTGATGGTTTTTTTCAGCACATCATCAACATAGAACCGCAATGTATCAACACCATCCCAGTGGAATGACAGCTTCTTTTTGGTGGTTGCAAAATTTGCCACCGCTGCACAATCAGCGAAATCTACTCCTGAATCCTGCGAAGTCTGTGTTCCATTCTGTTCAGCGATGCAGTCAATGTTACCGTCGTGATCAACCTGGAAGCCAATCCTGTCGTCATCGGCCAAAGCAGCCGTTGTCGAATCTGCCAGGCCAATAAAGAAGTCGCATTTATCGACATCTTTCAACGCTACCGAAGCATGGAACCACAGTGGTTTTCCTGATGCAATCTGGAACTGCTCACCATTCATCTGCAAGTTTTCAAGATCTGCGTTTGCGGCATTACAGGTCAACTGCAAAATTCCACCCGGGCCATCATCGCTGACTTTACATACATCTGCACCGCCGGAAGAACCGTCAACGCTTGTCTTAAGCCAGTCGCCTTTATCGGCTGTTTCGCTGAACTTTTGACCATCTTCAGTGCATCCTGAAAGGAAATCTTCGAACAGGTGAATAATCCCCGAACCGATGGTTGCCAGTGAATTTCGGCCCTTGGTTCCCCATATAATCGCCGGGATAATCGCGCCTGCAGCCGTCGCCGCCTGTTTTGTAATACCGATACTTTCACCGACCGCGGCATCACTGACTTTGCCATCGTTGGCTACATAAATCTCGGTATTGATTGCGATTGCTTTGGAGGCCGTTACACGTTCGATATTGCCTTTAATCGGGTATATCGTAACGTTTGCGCCGCTTGCTACTTTGTCAGCAGTAATGCCGTCCGGGTTCTCACCGGCATCGCAATACACCGCTGTTCCGCTTGATAACTTGATAAGGCGGTCTTTTTCGAGTGCCTCGCCGGCTACTTCCGCCCATGGTCCTTCATTTCTATAAGCCATTTTTGTATCTCCAAAAAATTTTGACTTTATTCAATTTACAAAAAAACAAAACTCTTCTGTCCTTCTCGCTTTGGACGTTAATCCGGCTGACCGGCCGCTATCCATGCTTTGTGTGCTTCGGGCAACTCTTTACCGGCCTGCGTCATAGCATCGCCTTTTTTAATATTTTTGTCGGCGGCCATAATTGCCTTTACGCGAGCAACATAAGTTTCGCTCTTGCCATCATCACCTTTCGCTTCGGTCTTTTTCTCATCCGGCTTTGGGATGTTGTCACTGGCGTTTGTTTGTACCGGAGTATTGCCGCCTTTAGCAATCGCGTCCAGCTTCGTCTGAGCCTCTGCCAGTTTCGCGTCCTTTTCGGTGATGGCCTTTTGAAGCGCCGGGACGAGCATAGCCGTCGCTTTTGTTTCATCGCAGCTTGCATCTGCTAATGCCGTTTGCAGCAAATCAGTATGACCGGCCAGAACTTTTGTCACAGCCTGGACTCTTTTCTGTTCTGCAGCTACCGCCGCGGCGACAGCGTCACTTGTACTTTTTGCAAGTTCGTCGGCGGTAAATGTTTTTTTGTTTTCATCTGCCATTTTTGTATCTCCAAAGAGCTCACTATCATTTTTCACAGCAGTCGCCTGGCCGAGCTCATTGCCAGATGCTACCGCCGATTTCTTGTCATCTATCACGTCCTGCAGGGTTGATATCCCATCGATAAGACCTGCCTTAATCGCTTCATCCGGGCTGAATACACGGCCATCCGCTATTTGGGACAATGCCGCTACATCAAGCCCTCGGCCCTTTGCAACATCAGCTACAAACAGCCTGTGAATCGAATTGATTCTATTCTGAATATCTGCAAGTTCTTCTTCTTTGAGTCCAAGCTGCGGAGTTCCAACGCCTTTGTATTGACCGCTTTTTACAATTTTATACTTAACTCCCATTTGTTCGTTTAATACCGAACTGTCGCGAAGCACAGTATAAACACCGATAGAACCGACCTCTGCATTCCTGCTTGCATAAACTTTGTCCGCCTGCGAAGCCAGCCACCATGCCGCTGAATCCGCCATATCATCAACATAAGCGATAACAGGCTTTTGTTTGTTTGTCGTTGCAATTTTGGCAGCCAAGTCGGCAACACCTCCGACGCTTCCGCCTGGCGATTCGACATGCAGTATCAGTCTTTGAATTTTAGGGTTATTCAAGGCGCGGTCAATGTTGGCCGAAATCTCTTCGCAGCTCGTGCCTTGTGCCTGGCTAATGCCGTTGACCTGTGATGTGTGCTTTGCTATAACTCCGGTGATCGGGATGATTGCTGTGTTTCCGCTTTCGCGATATGCAACTCTTCCATCGTCATCATCCTCGCCGATCGCGGCCTTTATATCTTCAGAAGACAGTTTTATATTGTCTGCATGGCGAGTTACAATATCCGTCATCCGGGTGAGTATGTTGAATTCCATCGCCCAAACGGTATCTGTCAGGAATTTTAAAATCGCTTTATCTTTAAGATTTATTGCCGTTGCCATTTTTCTTTTTTTCCTTATCGTCTTCATCATCCGCTTCTTTGTTATCGAAATTTGACCCTTTATTATTCGCATCTTTAAATGTGCCGGGCATAGTTGATGATGGTATCAATTTTTCTTTGAGTAAAGCTATCTCTCTTGCCCTGATTTCAAAAACCTCTTCCATAATTTTGCCTTCATCGGCAATCCATTCGGTCAACGTACCGGCGCCAGCCTTGATGCGTTCGATATATGCCATAACTTCTTTGTATGGATCTACCCACGCCCAGCGCGGCGGTGTGTATTCGAGCTTATACGGATTGAATCCTTTTGCGTTTCTGAATTTTAAATCGCCGGCGAGCCACTTGGCCATCCAAAAGTTATATTGCGGCTGAATCATCCAGTCTCGAAGGAAGTTTTGCCAACATTTAAAGGCCCTGTAAGCCTGAAGAAGTGATGCACGTGCCGAACTATAATTCGTGCGCGAAAAATCAAGCAGGATTAATTCAAGTGGGAATCCAACGCTGCAGCCTATCATTCGCAGCACGGTAACTATATACGGCTCGAACGATTGACTCGGTCTTCCGCCGCCGCTGTCCCCCATTTCCTCATCTTCCGCGAGATCAAAAACCATTCCCGGTTCGGCTCGCAAAAGTTTATCGTAAGTTGTTTCACTGTCTGTTCCGCCATTTGTATCATTTTGCAATTTTACGCCGGGCAAGGGTGATGTAGATTTTGGTCTTTTAATCCAGAAAACTCTGCATGCGTCAATCTCGGCTGCAATCATTTCATTGTCAAGATAGTTTTCCAGCGACTCAAATCTAATCAGACTTGGCGCCACAACCGGAACGCCTCGTGTTTGGCTGAATCGATTTCTGTTAGCGATAAGGTTTGCGTTGCGGGCATCGATGCGCTGGATTTTGTTATAGTCGCTTATCCAGCCGTTATTATTTACATCGTTGGGATTTTGAATATAATACGCGGCGTGCCTGCCGGTTTCGTCGAGTTCTACACCGCCGATAACTTTTCTGCCATTCCAACCGGTACCATTCATCGGTGTAACAAGGTTATGGGCTTCAATCGCCTGATTTGTGTTATCCGCAAGGAAATTAAAAAGGATATCGCCATCGGTAAAGAGCGCTCGCGTTGTTAAATATATCTCATCCTGAAAATTGAACAAACCGCGAAATTCGGTTTTGCCGGTAGTCTCTGCCAGTGCAGCCTTTGCATCCTCATCAAAAACCTTATCGCCGCTGTTCGGTCTGAAAAGGAATTCCGGCCCCGCGATGTTTTCGGCGCCTCTTTCGACTATGCCATGCATTAATGTGGAGTTTCTATCCGCATCGCGGCAGCGTTCTCTTAATTCCCACAAAGTACGCTCATCCTGTGCGTTATCGGCATGACCGGAGGCTGTAACATTCTTGCGGGGCTTACGAGTCCTGCCCGGCTGAACAACATCATATCCGCCGGCAAGGATGGTATTTTGATACCTGCTGAAAGTTCGACGGCTATGCCATGCCGGAAAGTTCGCAGAAAATCTATCTATAAAATTCGGCGGATATATTTTATCTGCCGCTTCTCGAAGAGCTTTGCCGTCCCCGCGTGCGATCGCATAAGTTGCCAGCCTGCCCGCTGCCTCTTTAGATGCTATCATAACGGCCTCCCCGAAATGTCCGAAAGCAATATCGTGGGGCGAGAGCCGCTTTCTCGCGCAGCCTGAACGCTTAGTTTTTCGACGATGGATTGTAGTTCGCTAAGATCGCGGTATGTATATTCGCGATTATTAACCTTAACCGTTTTTTCCGGATGGCTCAACAGCTCTTGGTATGCCGTCATTGCGACATCATATAATTCTGTAAAAGTTACGCTCATGCCTGCGGTTTAATTCATTGTCAAGAAAAAAACAATACCCTAAACCGCAGGACTGCGGAAAAATTTTACTTTTTTAAAAATTTTTTTACTTTTTTTCGTTCTGCTGTGCTTTTTCGGACTGTTTGACCGAAAATTTATGCGGTCTTGGCCCGCTGCATGTCAGCCGATAATATACAACTCTGCTTTTATCCGCGAATACTTTCACAATTTCGGAATTAATAATCCGAGCAGGATATTTGCAGTATTTGCATAGCGTGTTATTGTTGATAACCTGTCTATCACCGCCGAGTTTCTTGGCGCGGACAATTTTACGCAGAATATCGACATTAGCGTCAGCCGGAAGATGTTCCTGCCGGCAAATTTCTTTGAGTTTTTCAAGAGGCAATTTGCCGATATCGTCCAGCTTGACTTTGCTCAAGATGGTTTCTTTCTTTTTCGGCTCGGCCTGCGGTTCGTTTGCGGGAGCTGAACCGGGCTGTGCTTCCGGTTGCTTTGCCTTTTCCGCGAGAGCCTTTAGCCTGTCTAATTTTTCAGCCGGTATGCCTTCCCTGACTGCGCCGTTTTTCATGCATTCTCGCATTAGCTGTGCATATTCTTTTTTTTCTGAATCGTTCAACATTTGTGAATCCTTTCGTAAAAATTATAGTTTAAATTCATTTTCGATAATAATTTGACTTTTAACCCAGTTATAAAGCCATTTAGGCCAAAATCTGGGTTTGCCTTTAAGATAAATATGTCCCCGTCTGGGAATGGCAACCGCTTCAATATTTGTTTCAGGAAGAACGGCAATTGCTTTAAAGCGTTCATCCTGGCCTATGACCTGAACCTCATCTCCAACGTTTATAGTTATTTTAGTTATTTGTCCGGGTTCTTTAGCTTTTTCCAGAAGTGCAGTCATCCTTTGCATTTTTTCAGGATCAGCGTCAAGTTTAGGGCGGCCATTGCGTGAATGACATTCCCTGTGGAGTTGCCGCAATTCGTTTTTTTCTGATTCATTTAGCATAAAATTCCTTTCTTCGCCGTCAGGCAAAAAATTATTTCTGGTAACGATTCATAACGCCGACCTTCCGCGATTCGGCTGGTTGAATTTCTTCAAGCGATTGCAGCGTTCTTACACCGGCGATTTCTGCCGCTGCAGTCGAATAAACTTTACAGTCAAGATAATGGTTTGGTTTGTGGTCTTCTTTAGGAATCCAGACAAGCTCCTGTTTTTTAGTTCTGCGATTGCGTACAAGTACCTGATGCTCCGCTGCGAGCTGCTCTATTACATCCGGCATGATATCGCCCGACAGGTGCATATATCCCGGCCCTGAAGCTGCCGTCTCAAATAATTGACGGAAGACTCTATCCTTCAGCGCGTTAGTATTCAGATCGTAACGCGTAATTGTGCCGCCCGCTATTTTACTGGCTCTGTATAATGCTTTAGTGACTGTCGCATCGCCCATGATCGGAATCAGATTTCCTGTCCTGCATTTTTTACACAGATCAACGATAACATCCCCGCGAAAACGCATATCGATTGCAGCTCGATTTATAAATAGCTTGTAAAGTCCATCATCAGTGATCCATGTTTTCGCCAGCAGCTCCTCCAGGCTTCTGTAGTTTTCGATTAATCGCGTATCGCCGGTCTCAAGGCGCGTCGCCATGATTAACCAGGATTCTGACAGATAACCCCAGCCTTCGATTAAAACATATAAATGGTCGAGCTGCACATCTATCCCGGCCGTTAGCATTTGAACGCCTGCTGGAATTGTGTCCTGCTTATGGCTGCCGATATGAAGTTTGATTTTATCAATAGATGTTTCTTTTTCTTTCTCTTCCCAGCTTTCGCCCATTCGAGAGTTGATGAAGTTCTGTTTTTTTGCCTTGTCGCCGGCTTTCCAGGCGAGATCTGCTTTAACCCAGTCCGCAGCAAGAGTCGCGATGGTTAAAAAACCAGGGTACAGCATTAGTGCTGATACATGATGTCCCCGCAATGGATTATGAAAAACCTTGCCGATGATTCTCCCATCGGGGTCAACCTTACAATCATTTGGCGCCCATACTCCGGCCTTAACCGCTTTCCAGCGATCCCATTCTTCCCAGCCCTTTTCACAAGCCGGACAGATATACTGTGCGCATTTGCCACTCAAATAATCCGCTGCAGGATAAAAGTTTCCGATCGAATTTCTGTCGAGCTTTACATTATCCCATCGCATGACATGCCGCTGCTGACAAAAGCAACACTTGACCCACCATTTCCGCTGATCAGTATTTTTATATTCGCGGTCGAACATATCACCGGCCAGAATCGGAGAGCTTAAAGCAAATAATTTTGATTCATCACTGAAAGTGGTTAAACGATCTCGCGCCAAGGATATCGAATCAGCTTCATTACCAACCCGGTCCAAATGCTTGGCAGCTTCATCAAGTATAATATTTTTCAGAGCATCGCCTGACAGAGAAATGGCGCTTCCGGAATATGCTATGAAAAGACACATATTGATTAGGTCATTTTCTTGCCCTACGCAAAGATTGCGGATATCGCCGTTTTTCAAAAATTTCTGTAGAGATGCATTATTTTCAAACATCCATCTTACATAAGTTCGCAGTCTCTTTTTGACAGTTTCTTCATCGGGATATATCAACGATGTTGGTGCTGGGTCAATCTCGACTATGTATTTAAGCCAGTTAAGAGCCGCCTGTGATATTCCGCTTTGCGTGCATTTCATTACCCATTCTTCACGTATGGTTTTATCACATAGGCTATCCTGTATTTCGATTGAAAACGGTGTATAGTCGTTTGACCACGGCCCAGGTAATTTTGATTCTTTTCTGCCAAGTACTCTGGTTCGCTCGGCGTGCTGCGATACCGTGATACTGTCCATTGGCGCTATTGCTCTGCGCTCATAATCGCATAGTTCAACAGGTGCCGGGATGTCAAGAGTAGTTATCACTGATTGGCCTCACGCCTGGAATGAAGTATCTGCAGGAAATTTCTAAACGCTTCTATTTCAATCTCATCAAGTTTTAGGAATTCGGGAATATTTGAAAGTTCTTCCCGGATCGCGTTAAATATTTTATCAATAGTCTGCTTGATATATGGTTCTTTTACAGGTTCGAGATGTCGTTTGATAACATCAACGGTTGTTTTGTTTCGCACGGCAAAACCGTGTAGAACACTATCGCGGTCGAGAAGCTGGCCGAGTTTCTGCTGGATTGTGAGTTTAAGATTTTGCTTTTTGATATCGCTTAAACTTTCATCATCATTTTTCATAACGATGTTTGTTTTGGTTTTTATAATGTAATCCTTAAACCAACGGTTATAAAAAATAAGATTAAATGACCCATCCGTATTGCGAGGCAGGCCTTCAACCTTATACCATGTATGCAGAGTTTGCCGTGATATCTCTGCAATCAGACATAACTGCTCGATAGAAACTCTGGTAATATCTATGCCTTCGGAATTAATCGCATGTTTGTCGATGTAATCTTTCACTTTGGTTTCGGTGATATATTTCTCATGCCACCGGAAAAATATAGCGAGATTAAGCGTACCGTCTGAATTGCGAGCCAGGCCGCTATCGGCAAACCAGCGATAGAATGTTCGCCGCGAATAGCCCGTCAGCTTTTCCATTTCCTCAATCGAAATCCTCGCGTAATCCGGGGCCTGCATTTTGAAAAGGAAAATTTCAAGCTGCTTGAGTGCTGCCGGTGAGAGATTATCGAGATTTTTATCGAGCAGTTTTTCTTTTATCTCGATGCTTTTATCGTGTCTGGCTTGGTTCCATGTATCAGCCGCTTCCGAGTCCATCTTGAAAATATTATTAAGTTCGCCGGCAGCCAGCTTTAATTGGATTTCAGCCTCACCTTCAGTCGTTGCCGTCGCTGCATACCGGCCCAAATTATATAAAAACCTTCCGCGATCCCAGGCCTTTTTCAGATCAGTTTTTTTGTCAAAAATCTGATTTAAGGAAAATGATTTTGCAGGTGTTTTCGATTTACTGCCTGCCTCTGAAAGCAGCAACTCGGCCTCTGCGATGCTTTTGCCTTCCAAAGCCATAAGCTTAATTGATGCAGGGGACAGCGTATAGCGTACAGGGTTTAGTGTACAGATTTTAGCATTAGATTTTTTAATCTCTGTGGTCTCTGTGGTCTCTGTGTTCTCTGTGGCTTTTCGTCGCTTCATTTCGTCTTCGTATTTTTCCAATTCTTTCAGTTCCGGTCCAGAAAGTGGCTGCTTATTAGCCTGGACTTTCTGCAAAAGCCAGACGTAACGTGCCAGAGCTGCCTTCTTGACCGCTGAAACAGGTTCCAATTTTTCATTACTACTTTCTCAATCACTTTTGTTATAATCCTTGACCTTTAAATGAAACGCCGGGGTGCAAAATAATTCCTGCTACTAACAGGAATTTAAGGCGGTTTTTCAATCACTCCGCCCGCCCCGGTCTGTTTATTTGTTAATCATAGCAGTAATCCTTTATCCACTACTTTATTTAAAATCGCCGTTTTTACGCTAAAAATAGGCTGTATTTTTATGGTAATCCCCGAATATTCGAGATTTTTCGCCTCCGCGGGAAAAATCAGAGGGGAGAAAAAAATATTAAATTTTTTATAAAAGGCTTGACATTTACATCTTATACGTTATGCTTAACCGTGTAATAATTAAGATGTTTAATTAAGGAGCTAAATATGTCAGGTTACGCAGGATATTCGATGAGTAATAACGCCGTCCGCGCTTATAATGATTACAAGATGCCCATTAGCGAACTCCGCAAATTCCTCGGAATTAAAGATGTTTCATTTGGCGAATGCGAGTGGCATCACTGCTCGAAATTTTATAATACTGTTAATTTTTACGACGCCCGCGATGCGATTAAACGCGATGATATCCATAAGTATTCAAACGCCAAGCCTAACGCTCTTCAGCTCTATAATCGGTACTTAGTTAAGTGTGTTATCGTCGACGAATCAATTAAATATAATTTCCGCACTCCAAAAATGGCAAAAAGATTTGAGATGCTGAGTATCGCCGCTGATGCATTCATCGCCGCAAAAAATGACAAACGAGCCGCAGCTCGTGCAAAAAAAGAGGCTAATAAACGAGCCGCCGCGGAAGAATTAAATCGTAAATATATAGAGCAGCGTCAATCCGCTCGGAAAATTAATATTGTAAATTGCTGTGAAAAAAATAAAATCACAGCCCAAAAAATTACAGATGCATTTGCGGGAGTCGAATTAGAAAATAAATGTGGAATTTATTCGCAAATTCGCAGTTGGTTTAATGGAATGACTTTGGAAGAATCTTTAAAATTCGCCATAAAATGAAAGGATAAAAAATGTTTTCAATCAAATTAGTTAAAGATGATTTTGCCGATTACAAAAAATGGGAAGAATTTGCGGCCTCGCTCGAACTCCCACCCGGCCGGGATTACGCTTATGTAATGCGAATCCCGGGTCTGCAAAACCTTGAACCTGCCGAAATTCCAGAAAAAATGGAAATTGAAAAAACTCCGATACCTCGGCCTCCGAAATGGCTTTGGGGTGATGGAATTATTGACGATGATCGGGGCTTTATTATTCACACACAAAATCCGCGATTCATTTGTGAAATCGGCGAAGCTGGCGAAAGAGATAAAATTCATTTGCCATTCCAATATGATATGTCAAACGGTGAGGCGTTATATCATTTTCTTTGGATTGATCAGCCGCCGGAAGATTTAACTGCTTTATTGAATGAGGCTGAAGATTTTATCAACGCTTATGACGATGAAAGGGAAATCGAATGATTAATTTTAATGAACTAATCAAAAACCACATTGAGAAAACTCTTAAAATCTCATGGAACCAGGCCGCCCGGATGGCCGGCGTGGATAATCCAAGAATCTATGCAATTCGCGACGGTAAGTCGGTCGAATCGAAAACGCTCGAAAAGATTCTCAATGCCTTCGGCGCTGAACTGGTTTTCACCACGAAGAAAAAATAAAAATCTCACCACAGAGAACACGAAGACCACGAAGAAAAATATTATATTTCAAATATTAAATCTTCGTGTCTTCGTGCCTTAGTGGCTAATCCGAACCCTGTACGCTATACGCTATTATTTACTTGTTAAGTCAAGCCTTATTTACTTTTAAAAGAACACTTTTGATATTTAATTTTAATAAGTTACCGCCGCCGTGATTGCCGCTGCTGCGAACCAGTAAATCACTTTCCGCCAATTACCTTCGCAGATTTCAACGATGCCGGCACCAACATCGAGAATCATTAATATCGTCGGGAATATTTGATTATTTTTCATTTTTCAAATCTTCAATCTTAAATCATTAAAACTTCAATGTCGTTTGCTGTCCCAGTGCCTGCCTCTATTTTCCATCCGCCGGCACAACTTATAATTATTGAATACCACGCCGGCGACCGCCAGCGTCATCGAGATATAACCAATCGTTTCAATCATTTGTTTTCACCGTCCTTTAAGGCTTCGAGATATTCGATTGGTTTGTCAATTAATTTTG